ACAGAATAATCGGTGGTATGGCCGTAATGACAATACTTGTTGTGCCGATACTTTTATACATCACGAAGCAATGGATACAAGGCAATGTGCATATAGACTCATCAATTATTGATACGGTGATAGCAATATTGACTGGAGCATAACATGGCAATTGTAACCACAGATGAAGTGCTGGAATTTATCGGGGTCGACCGGGGATACTTTGAAATCGCTGCCGGGAACGACGTGCTGGTGCTGACGAAAGATGCTGGATCCGCAACAAACGTCGATATTGCCGATGGGACATACAGCGGAGACGGACTTGCAGCCGCAATAGAAACCGCGATAGATACCGCGTTCACAGTCACATCAACCGTATCATGGAGTTCATCGACACGCCTGTTTTCAATGACTGCCGGAGCTGGTACAACGCTTACATTCACGCTGTCAGGATCCGACGCGGCATTAACAATCGGATTCACTGCTGACAAGGCAGCGGCACTGACACTGACAAGCGATCTTGCGGCAGGTGATCCCACAACAGTAGTCGGCTATATCAAGGATGGCGTGGAAACATGGGTTCAGAATTCACTCTTGCGGCGTACACTTGATTCGACAGCGTATTCATTAAAACGGTACGACGGGACAGGACGTAAAGTGATATGGCTCGATGATTACCCGGTGACAGCGTTTACGAAACTTGCTATCGGTGTTCGATCCGCTATCAGGATCACCAATACATCCAACGAATCAACAGCATCGGTGTCAGTCACGTCCACAGGGCTTGTGCTGGAGAAAGACGGCGCACTTGATGCGACAGTGCTGTTTGCCACATACAAGACGATAGCGACCGCCGTAGCGGCTGTGAACGCGCTTGGGGCTGGATGGACGGCACAAGTCGTTGCTACATTCGGAACATTCAAATCAACTGAACTGCTCGAAGCATGGGGCCAGAGTTGTATTGACAGCGCAACCGTTGATCTTGACATGGCCGATGAAGCAGAAAATGAATTTCAGCTTGATCCCACGACCGGCAAGCTGACATCATATCGCTTGTTTAATTGCGGCATCAGGAATATCATCTGCTCGTACACTGCCGGATATTCGTCTTCCACCATGCCAGACGATATACGGTTTGCAGTTATGGCACTGATCCAGTCGATGTACCGCAAACGTCAAGATGAGACGTTCGGGTTGACACAAATGAGGGCAGGTGATATATCGGCGGCATACGCGCAACTGCCACCCGAAACCAAAATGATATTTGACGCATACAAGCGGAGAATGGTTTAATGGCATTTGGGCCGAAAGTAACCGTGACGCTTGAACGGTATACCGAGACACTCACATCGACCAATTCACCGTCGTTCGTGTGGCGACCTGTGCGCACGTTACGCGGCACGCTTCAGACAGTACGTGGTGATCGAGGCCCGTTGTTTAATCGGATGGCAATAACAGCCGACTATCAATTCATGCTTGATAAACCGGCAGGACTGACGATTACCGAGAAAGACCGGCTGAGATACGGTACGCGATATTTCACGATCAAGCTGACAGAAGATCCGATGGGACGCCAGCGGTATACGATCCTGTACCTTGAATCGGAAAAGCGCGAACAGGCGGAATCGTAATGGCAAAAGTCAGGATAAAAACGTATCCGAAACGTGTTGAAAACGAGGTGTCGAAACAGGGCCGCAAGGGGATAATGAAGTCAATTGTATTCCTTGAAGCGGCGGTCAAAAACGCTATGCGCAGCACACCGAGGGTAATAGCGAGTAAGGTGAAGAGGGGGCGCAATATACATCATCCAAGTGCGCCCGGACATCCACCGGCAGTTGATTTTGGGCGGTATATAAATTCGATATCACATGCTTTCTCATGGGGTGGTGCGGCAACATCAAGGCCAACGGCACCGGCAAAATCAAATGAAGGCGTAACGTCACCGGCTGCGAAGTCAAAAAAGGATACCGGTGTAACAGGGTCAAGTGTGGCGCAGGTAATACCACTTGAATTCGGCACGGCAAAAACCCAAGCGCGTCCGGTGTGGCGGCAAACACTGGTGAAATCGCGGGCACAACTTGCGACATTCTTTAAGGTGAGATAATGATACAGGCATTTCTTGTTGGTTTCATAACAAAGGCGACCACTTCGAATACATTCAACACCGCAATCGGTGGCCGCGTGTATGATACTGAAGGCCCGGAAGGTGCGACATATCCTTATGCGGTTATAACCAACACAACGGCAATCCCGTCTCACACGTTCTCGACCAATGTATACGAAATGGTGTTCACGTTTAATATTTTCAGTAACACGCGAGCGAACACCGAAATAGATGAATTATTCGACAAGTTTACCGCACTGATGGAGCCATCAGCCGGATCGGGATGGGTGGCAATAACGGTGTCGGGATACGCGCAGGTCATGTATAGGATGTCAAATTGGTTCCGGTTCAGGGCTGACGATACATGGCAATATACGATTGAACTTACCGCCAGGATTCAAAAGAATTGAAAGGGGGACTATGCCATGAGAGACAAGAAACTCGCAATCGGATTGCCGTTGGGATTCCCGATGGTACATGCCGATTTCTTCAAATCGTATATCTTGGTTGATAAGGGCGAACACATGTTGCTCACATCCGAAGCCGGGCCAATAACAGCACTGCGAAACGGGTTGATGTATAACGCAATCCATTCCGGTGCGAATCAACTAATGATGATGGATGTTGATATGGTCTACCCGGTCGATACAGTGAATCGATTAACGGCTACGATGGATGCGTCAGGCGCGGCTGTAGTTGCCGGATTGATGTTCAGACGGTATCCACCATTCGACCCGTGTTTCCAGTCAACTAATATGAAATGCAAGGTTGGCGATATACTCCCGGTTGATCGTGTCAGTACAGCATGTATGCTGATCGACGTTGATTGGGTGAAAGAACACATGTTTCATCCGTGGTTTGAGACGGAGGATGATGAACTGTGTAGACCGGTTCTCGGAGAGGATTATTTGTTCTGTGATAAAGTCCGCGAGGCAGGCGGCGAGATTTTACTTGACGCATCAGTAATACCAAAACACCTGACCACGGTGCAGGTTGACGAGAAGTTCAGCGGCATGTGGGCCACTATCAAAAAGGAGATTCAAGATGGCTGAAATCACGGGCAAAGGCGGATCAATCACCTTCGCTGGCATCGTTGCAAATGTGTATTCGTGGAACATCGACGACGCACCTGATATTCACGAAAAAACTGACTTTGCGGATGGTGCCAATAACTACAAGACACGGATGGCAGGTCTCAATGATTGGTCGGCTACCATCGAGGCGCGGTACGACTCGACAAACACTGCTGATCCCGGAGATAGCGCGGCACTGACGCTTACAATTGTAAGCGGCTCGACATACACAGGGACAGCGATGCTTGTCAGCCAAGCGGTGAATACCCCTGTTGATGATCTTGTGACCGTAACGTACAACTTTGTCGGCAACGGCGCACTCACCCGTCCTGCCTAATTTGGAGGGTGAAATATCATGGCTGAAATACATGGTAAAGTCGGAGCGCTGTATTATGCGCCTGCATACATCGCAGCGGATACGATCTCATTTGCCGACACCAATCCAGACACAATTCTGGATTCAGGTAACGGCTTTGTCAATACACTCGTAACGAACTGGGACATGGAGCTTGATGCCAACTGGAACGATTCGCCATCGGCACCGGCAGCGAACGCACGATCAGGCACACAGGAGTATGCAGGTACATACTCCCGCAAGTTTACGCCAAACGGAGTGAACCAGGGAATCAAGAGCGATGTGCTGATTGAGACCACTGTAACCGGAGTGATGTATGCTGTTAATCTGTGGGTGTATCCCGACGACGGAACACGGTGCCGCGTTGTTGTATACCGTGGAGATAACGGTACAACGAAAGTATACGATACCGCGCAGACCGGACTCACACAGGATGCGTGGAACAACATCACGTTTGAATACACCGAGACGGCGGGCGGCGCACTTGCTACGATCCAGATTGATTCCGACACAGAAACATCTGGTGACTTCTATGTTGATAATGTATTGGTAACGGTAAAAGCACCAGCCGGGGAATCCGGTGGGTTTACCACGGGCATGAAAATATCCGTGTCAGGATCGACAAGTAACAATGACGAATTTACTATTGCCGCAGGCGGGGCTGCTCCTGGTGTGCTGACACTTGTTGGCGGCGATTCATTAACAGCCGAAGCTGCTGGCGATGATGTTATAATCAAGACAGCACCGCGCGGCACGCAGTTACTTGGATTCCGCGACTGGTCAATTGACGATGGTGTTGATGTCTACGAATCAACTGACTTCACCGATGGGAATTCCGGGTACAAAACAAGGGTTGCGGCGCTGACAGATTGGTCAGCAACATGCAACGGATTCTACCAAGACGACACCCCGTATAACTTTGCCGGGCTGACATACATGTTCCGCTTCTTTATCCAGAACGCTGCCGATCCGACCGGCACAACCGCATATTATTACGAAGGGCTCGGGATCGTTGAAAGCACGGGGCTTGTCACGCCTGTCGATGGTCTTGTGACGCAGGTACTTAATATCGTCGGAACCGGCTCACTCACGCTGACAAGCAGAACTACAGCGTGGAAATAACA